AGTTCGATAGGGCTGTTGCTAATTGACTAGCTAAATCCAAACTCATTCTTATCACCCACCGTTTCTTCACATTGAAGTTCCATTAATTCGCCTTCTTGATAACGGAAAGCACGCTTAACTGTGTAACGTACTCCTTCGCACTCCAGCAATGATTCTTTTTGATATTCAAATGCATGAATTCTGATTACGAACGTGGGCTTGTATCCGAATTGGCTAGCGTAAAACATCATTGCATTTGTGATGCTGACTTCTTGCGCTAGTATAGTATTCCGTTCAAATGTAACGACAGGTTGACCTAATTCATCAGTGTTGTTCACTTGTTTCTTGAGTAGTGTTATTTCCCTGTTCCACATTTTCTTTCTTCCTCACATTCTCAATAAGTAAATTGTGTAATCTGTATCGTAAGTGCATTGGCATTTCAGTTTGATTGTCTTTGCTGTTGTATCGATAAGCTGCATAGTCAATTAGAAAATCAATATGATCAAACCGTTCATCATCTAGTTTGATATTCTTTTGCTTCTCTAATTCTTCTCGAATTGATAGCAGTAGATGTAACAATAGATTGTCTCTTGTTGACATCGTAATTCCTAATTTAGCTTTCAGTATCTCCAAGTGAGAGCTGCTTACTGTCTTCTCTATCTCCAGCATTTTCTACACTCTCCTCTTCTTCAATATTTTCTGTTCCTGCTACGGCTTGGATAAAGATTGAACCTGCCCCATTATCCGTAGTTGACAATTCTTGTAATCGCTCCGCTTTTGCTCGTCCTGAAAAAGGATATTTATCCCCAATCAAATACAAACGACCGTCTGGAAATTCATCCGAACGGTCGTTCACATCAACGAAGCTTCTAATAACTTCGTACTTCATTTGTTATCTCCTATACTGCATCAGTGTATGTTACGAATTTACCTGCGGCTGCATCAGTTTTCTTCACATCGAAACGAGTGAATACAGCTAACACTTCACCGTAGATATCGTTATTTACCCATTTAGCAGTTGTTTCTAAACGGTCAAATAATGTTACAAATGCTTTAGGGTCACCAATAAAAGCTTTCATTTCTCCTTCAGCACCTAACATATCATCTGGAACACGGTAGATTACTTTGTTAGAGAAACGATATCCAGTTGGAGAAGTTACATCTGGTTGTAACATATAACGACCTGTTTTGTCTGTTACTTTATCCATGGCATCAAACATTGAGTCAGTAACGATTAAAACGATGTTATAAACTGATTTGATTTTTTTGTTTAATACAGTTTTTAATCCGTTAAATCCACTAGCACTTTCAGCAGGAGCTGTTTTTAAGATTTCGCTGATTGCAAAGTTCTTAGTCGCTAATTCTTGATTGCGTGCATCTTCAGCAATTAATCCCATAATGTCGTATTCTGCATCGTCAATCATTTCTTGAGATACAGCTAATGCACCACGGTACGTTTTAACTGAATAATCAATTGGTGTAACTGTGAATTTACCTAATTCTGGATTTTTTGCTAATTCTTCTGTTGAAGCCATTTTTTGTTTTGATTTCTCAATCAAACCGTATTTACCAGTTGCAGAGTTTACTTTCACAACTTTAACTAATTCTGTTAAGTCGACTACTACTTCTGGTTTTACAGCTGGTTTTAAAATTTCGACTGGAATTAATGCACCACCGTCAACTAATTTAACACCATCACGTTTTTCACCTTTAGATTTAATGTATTTGTTTAATGCATCTCGTTTTTCTGCTGTTGCGTTACCCATATTTCGTTCAGCTCCTTGTTGTGGTTTCTTTTCATTGTGTTCTTGTAATTGAGTTTTTAATTCATCGATTTCAGTTTCTAAAGCTTTTTTAGAAGCTTCTTTTTCATCGATTTCAGCTTGAATACCATTTGCTTCAGTTTCAATAGCGTTTAAATCTTCTTCGTTTTCAACTGCATCAATTGATTCAACAACTTCATCACTACGTTTTTGAAGTGCTTCAAGTTCAGTATTTAAAATGTTTAAAGATTTTTCTCGCATATTTAATTTGGCTTGTAATAAAACTAATTTATTTTTCATAATGTAATTTCTCCTTTAATTCTCGTTTCTTTTGTTCTAAAGAACGTTCTTTGTAATTTTGAAAAGCTTTCTGTCTTGCTGCGATTTCTGTTTGTGGATACGCTGGGAATGTACAAGGACTAATCTCTAGCAATTCCATTTCAGTAATAACTGATAGATAAGTCCCGTCAGAACGTACACTCTCTTCACTACCTTTGATAAAGAACCCAAAACTACATCCAGTGATATCCCCTCGCTTAATGCGTTCGTAAATTCCTACCGCTGTAGGATCATTTTGGTTAATTTCTACAACTGCAAATAAGCCTACTTCGTCAGAACGTAAGCTTGCAGTTCCATTTCCAGTTCGACCTAAAACCAGTGAAGTGTCGTGATTAAATAGCACTCGAACATCTGCATTCTTAATAGCATTTTCAACAGCACTTCTCTTAATCTTCTCGAAACAACCTTCCCAGATTTCAGTTTCAACATCGTATTTAATGAAGTAACCTTCTATAATTAGTTTTTGTTCTGCGGCTTCTTCTCTCGTTTCAAATTGAGTAGTAAGATACGATTCACGTTTAGTTAGATTCATCATTCTCACCACCTTTCAATTTTTTTTGGTTTCCTAAATCATCTTGATTTAGATAGTTTTCTAAAACGATAATGTCTTGCATATCTGGATCAGGAGCTAATCCAATCCAATCCCTTAACTCGTTTCTTCTTAATGCAGCTAGTTGCACCATTTGACTTCCAGCACTCACTAATTCCGTGATGTTGTAGGAATACAATGAACGTGGATTCAACTTGAAGTATCTAGATGGACTAATTAGTAAATCTCTTGTGAGTGTCTGGGAGATTACTTGAGCTATTGATAAGATTCTTGTATTGATAAAATTGTTATATTCATCTTTGTTAAACTCTCCGACACCCAAGAAAAAAGCAGGCACTCCAATGAGTCCTGCTACAGTCTTTTTATCAATCTCTACTGATTCATTAATTGCAATATCTTTTAACGATAAAGGCTTAACTTGAACAACATCCATCATTTCTGCAGGAATAATCCAAGGTTCTCCAGCTTTAGAAGTCTCAAGATACTGTTTCATGATTGCCTTTCGTCCTTCTTCTTCCGCTAATTCTCCTGCATCAGCATGGACTTTAACGACTAAAGAAGGTACGTTCTTACTTCTCATAAAATTACTTTTCGTTTGAGTTGCTTGATTCAAATTCTTAGCAATCTCTCTTAAAGCAACTCTATATCCCGTTCCAACATACGGTCGTAGTGGATTAGGATTAATCACGAAGTGAATAACTTCATCCGCTTGATACTTCATATTGTTGTATTCGATATGATAACCGTCATCATCATCAACAAATTGAACACTCGTCATTGGGAATGGAGTTAATTCTCCTATCAATCCAGTGTCACCAAGTGTTCCTACATGGATAACAGAATTGCCGTCACCATCAAGTAACAAGTCTTTTACAATCTTGTACAGCCAAGTTTTTCGAGTCATGTACTTGCACGGCTCGATATCAATCTTTCTTGCTAATTCATCTCGTATACGAACATCACCTTGTTCCGTATTCTCCATTAAGTGAATAGTCATGTTTGATACCAAGTCTGCTATCTTATCAACAGCAATCAAAATATCTGGATGCTTATTCAATGGAATATACGAGTCTTCAGCAATCAGTGATTCAAATTGCTTTGATGAATCAAGGAACTTGATAGCTGAATTAGCAGAACGCTTTTTAAACATATCTAATAACCCCATCTTAATCTCCTTTCAAATTAAAGAATTGTTTCGCAGTATCAGAAAATCCACCATTCTCTTCAAGCATTTGTACAGTAGCGAATACTGCAGCATCGAATATATCAATACGTTGAGTACCACCATCACCATCTACTTTTTCGTACTGGATCATGTCGTCTGTTTTCTCAATTGCTCGAACGTTTCCTACACAATATTCGAAAGCTTCACTATGCAAGTAGTACAATTCTTTGTTTTTTGCTTTCACTTCTATATGTCTAAAACCTTCAGACTT